GAAGGATTTCCAAAAATATTTTTACCAATGACTCCTGGTATCACAGAGTCTAACCAAGTCGGGTGGGGTGAGGATAGCTTAAACCCTGTTCAAGCAGCATATGGTCAAGCCGCAGCATCAATTATTGACGATCCGACAAAGGTATTTAAAAACTTAGATAAATTAAATGAAACTACACAAGGTCTTTTAAATCAATCTGGTCTTGGAAAGTTTGTTACTGCATACTTTGCAGGTCAAGCAGTGAGTGCTAATCTCTTGGGAAGAAGTGGAATTGTTTTGAATCCAAACCTTGAACTCTTATTCCAAGGTCCAAAATTACGCAGTTTCAAATATAGTTTTAGATTCACACCCAGAGATGATCCAGAAGCAAAAGAAATTAGAAGGATCATAAGAACCTTCAAGAAAACAATGGCACCAACAAAAACTAATTTGTTCTTGGGAGTTCCTTGCGTATATCTGTTGAAGTATGTGTTCAAAGGAGAGAATGGTGGTCAAGATCATCCATACATGAACAAGATAAAACCATGTGCATTGGTTGCATTTGACGTAAACTATGGACCTGATGGTAGTTACATGACATATCAAACGGGATCAATGACATCATACACTGTTAATATGCAATTTGATGAATTAGAACCAATTTACAATGATGATATTGATGGTAATACCGATAGTCCAACAATGGGTTACTAAAAATGGCGAAACCTTATTTCAGACAACTACCAAATCTAGAATACATCAATAGAAAATCTGATGGTAAAGGTATATCAGATTATGATGTTGTAAAAAATCTTTTTAGAAGAGCAAAACTCAACGAAAAGATTTTTAATGATCTTGCATTTTTCACCAAATATAACATCAAAGGTGATGAAAGACCAGACAATGTTGCATACAAATTCTATGAGGATTCGACACTTGACTGGGTAGTTCTATTAGCAAACAATATTATTAATATTCAAACAGAGTGGCCTATGCCACAACAAAATTTTTATAATTATCTGATTGATAAGTATGGATCAGAGTCAGAATTAAATAGCGTTCATCACTATGAGACTGTTGAAATTATTGATTCAGACGGTATAAGAATTATTCCTAAAGGATTAGTTGTACCATCAGACTACAGTATTACATACACTAGTGGATCACAAACAAATACATTGTCAAATGTGACAACAGCAATCACAAACTATGTGTATGAGGAAAGACTTCAAGATAAAAAGAGAAGTATTTTTATTCTAAAGAAAGAATATTTGAATATAGTGTTCAATGACTTAGAAGATATTATGACATATGAAAAAGGTGGGACTCAGTATGTAAGTCCCACCTTAAAGAGAGTGGAGAATATTAGATTATTTCAATAGTAGATTAGCATACGCTGCCACCACTAAAAGAGTGAGGCAGAGTTGGTTGTACTTCATTCTTCAGCAAGACGCTGGAAGTAGGACAGTGCATCATCTTCATCTTCATCAGACTTAGAAGAACTCAGATTGCTGAGTTGAGCACTCAGGTCTTCAGGAAGTTCAGACTTCTGAGAACGTGAAGAGAAGTCGGGAGTGTATGAACCACGATCATTATCCTCATCATCAACCTCTTCATCAAGGCGAGGACGGGAAGCAGACTTCTGACCCAGAACCATCTTGAGACGGTTCTCCAGTTGTTCATAGGTCTTGAACTGATCAGCAGCGGTCAGAGCAGTCAGGGAGTATTGCTTCTTCCAGAGTGCTTCCATTGCATCATCATCGTCCAACATGGGAGCGACACGATCAAACTCAGACTTGTCGTAGTTCCAGTAACCATCCTTCTTCACAATCTTCAGTTTGAAGTTTGCACCACCCCAGAAATCAAAAGGATTGATGGGAGTTTCATCTTCAAACTCAGGTTGCATGGCTTCCATGATCTTATCAAAGATCTTTTTGCCGAACTTAAACAGGAAGACTTTACCTTCGTTATGGGGATTAGTGGGATCCTTCACCACATAGATGTTGCTGTAGTAAGACAGTTTACGCTTCTGCTTACGAACAGTATCCTTGTCTGCATCGACACCACTGTTCCACAGTTCGCGGTTGTGCTCAGACACAGGATCTTTCTGACCAATAGTAGTCAGAGAGTTTTCAATGTACCAACCACCAGGACCTTGGAAGGCATGGGAGTACATCTTTGCCCAGGGAAGTTCTTCCCCTTCGGGTGCAGGCAGGAAACGGATGACGGCAAAACCATTGCCAGTCTTATCCATTTCAGGTTTCCAGAGACGGTCATCACCGCTGCTGGTATTGTTGCTCATCTTCTCAACTTCCTTTACCAGTTTGGAAGTCAGTGAACCAAGAGAAGATTGCTTCTTGAGATCTGCAAAAGACATTAGATTACCTCGGATTTTGTACGGATTTGGCTTTTGTGTACTTCGTTAGTCTATCAGGTGAGATGATTCTTGTCAATCTGCTCACGCATCGCACTCAACATGGACGACATGTTGTTAAAGATTACATTCATATCAACGTGCGGTGGAAGTCCCATGCTCATGGCGGATTCCATGATACGTTCTTTCACTTCCTTTGCTTCAGGATCATCAGATAAACTCAATCTTGTATAAAGAATTTGTTGCTTGTTAAGGAGTTTCTCAAGGAGATCTACATGTTCTTTTTGATCTTCTCTAGACATAGATCCGAATTCAAAAACACTTCTATAAATCTCTTCCTGTAATTGTTGTATTTCAGATAACTCAGCACGAACAACTTCAGAGTTAAAAAAACTCATGACTCCTCCAGAACAATTTTTTTCAAGATAGTTTTAAAACGATGTACATCAATATTTAGAAATGGAGAATATTTTTTCATTCTCAAACTGACGGTTTCCCACACTGGATCTTTTAGTTTCTTATCAAAGTTTCCTTTGAATTCAAGTATGCGATCAAGAATCACCAGTGTTTCAATCGATATCTCACCACCCAAATACTTCTTCAGGATGATTGGGTGACCATTCTTCCTTGCAAATATGGAATCTATATCCTGATTTGCAAGGACAGATTCTACTTCTTCTTTGAAAATATAAGAGAGTGATTGATTCCTTTTCTTCCATTGTTCATATCTACTCTCACCATCGCGTATCATTTCTCCTATCCAAAGCTTACTTGGATCAGTGCAGGTGATAAAGTTAGATACAAAGAAATCAATAACTTCTTGATCAGATTTATTTCGAGCAAGTTTCTCAAACCAAAATCTGTCTTTACGTTTATAAAAAGTTTGTACAGTCGCACGACTCTTACCACAATACTTGTGATAGTCATACTTCTCTTTGGTGAAGTGGTTTTTCAAAGAGAGGTATTGTTTATAGGCATCAAAGGGCATCATTAAAAAGTAATACAGAGAAATTTTTGCCGGAAAATTTTTCCGCTAAAAATGAATCAGAGAGGCAATTTTGCTCTAGAACTTCTCTTCAGAAAATTTAGTTCTATTGCTTCGTACTTTATTTTTTCTTTGAGTGGTTTTGAAATTAGTTTTGGAACAGATTCAATATCGATATTGTTTAGTTCACAGAAGTGAAGGATCGCATCGATGTAATTCATCCCAGTGTGTGTTTGCACAAGCGATTCGATTTCTTGTGCAAACCGAGAAGGACAGAAAAATTTACTCTCCAATACTTTTTCTAGTTCATTCTCCATTTGACCCAGTATTGTGATGTACAAATTCTTTAATATAACGTACTAATAATTTAATATAATCCCCTTTGTTCCTTTTGTCAAACACTTTGATCTCACCACCAGGCGTGACCATTAGAGTGATGAGTTTTTTAATAGGGATTCCAGTCAATTCATAATATGCCGCAGCATAAAACATTTCCTGGACAAAATAATTTTCAATCCACTTCTCTGGTTTAATCTTAGTGGATGTCTTAAAGTCTATGACTGCTAGTTCTCCATCATATTCCGCAATACAATCAACTCTACCAGCCAATCCAAGATATTCTGAGTAGAGAGTGCGCTCAATAGCGTGTATATTATTTATCTTATCTAGTTCGGGTTTCAAATGATGAAACATAAACTTAGATGCAGGTAGATAATTGTTCCAGTCTAGGTCTTTATTTAAAAGATAATCCTGACAGACTTCATGAAAGTCAGTTCCTCTTGCTGTTGCTTGTCTTGTGATTTTATTTGCCTCTTCAATACCAACTCTCTTTCGCCAGTCAACAAAGATCTGACGATTATAGAAAGAAGTTACAGAAGTAATCGAAGGCACCCAGTCTCCATTGGGAAGATTGTAGAGACGGATGCCATTCGTTTCTTTCTTTTCTAGTTCAAGATCACCTAAAAAATTACAATGAACAAAACTCATAGATTCAATTCCATTTTAGCAAGAATGTATTCTTTCACAAATCCAGAGCGAACAATATCATCAACTCCAAACTCAATAATATCAATCGAAGGCATAATACGAAGAACTCTCATGAAGTCAGCGATACCATTTCTTTCGTTGGTTTTAATCAAGTCAGATTGAGTGGCATCACCACAGAACATAATTTTAGAATCTTCACCTACACGAGTAATTATACTATCAAGTTCGTGATAATTCAAGTTTTGGAATTCATCAACAATAATGATTGCTTTGTCAAGAGTTGTTCCACGGATGAATGAAGTACTCCAGAAACTAATTGTACCTTGAGTTTTCAGATTACCATAAAGCATTTCAAAGTCTGCATCTGTTGGCAGAGCAAACATATACTTCACCATATTCTTATAAGGAATCTGATACAGTGAAGATTTGTCTTCATGATCACCAGGTAAGAAACCGATCTCTCTAGTCGCTACAAGGGATCTAACGATGTAGATCTTCTCATAGGGTGTGTTCTCATCTAGAACGTCTTGGAGGGCATTGTAGAGGGTGATGAAGGTCTTTCCAGTACCAGCACACCCATAAGCAACAAGGTGGGATCCTTTTTCATATGCCTCATACAGAAGTTTTTGATTTTCTGTCAGAGGTTCAATGTCACGCATCAAGTCTG